GTTGGTGTTGGTGGTATATCATTTAAAGCACTAGGCAATTGTGATGTATCTATAGTGGTTACTGGAGCAGGCCCTTTTGTTATAGCATAAGGGCTGTTTGCTGAAACTGCATTATTTAAACCTACATTAACACCAGTAGCTATGCCTGACGATAAAGAATCTTCTAAAGATTTACCTTGGGCTAAATTAGCCGCTGTAGCTAACGCCCCCGCGGTCATATCCTGTGCGACACTAGACGGAACATAGTTAGAAAGAGCACCAGTAACACTAGAAGAGCCTGGAACTGATGTTCCAGATTGAGTCATTGCCATGCCAACCAAGTCACTGGTTAGGTTTTGTTTACCGCCCGCAGCATCTGCAATAGTTTTAACAAATGCACCAGCACCAGGATAGAAACTATTAGCAATTAATGATGCTATGCCCTCTGGACTTGCTATTTGACTTGCTACTGCATCTAAAGTTTTACCTAAAAATCCACCAAGTCCACCTGAATTGGCATTCATGTAATTAACGGTATTAATACCATTATTTACACCCGCCTGAGCCAATGACTGTATGTCATTAGGACTTACACCATTTTGAGCCAAATAAGTTACAGCATTTTCAAAATTAGCTTGGGTATTGACTCCATGACCCATTGTTGCCAATTGAGCTTGAGTGGTCAAATAATCTTTTGCAATACTATTTGGATCTTGCATTCCAGTAGCAACCGCTTGTGCAGCTTTTGAGGGATCAAATACTGTACCACCATCATCATTGCCACTATCTACAGAAGATTTTTGCATGACATAGTCATACATACCTGGTACTTGATTAATAGATGCCCAAGTGGTTTGTGTTCCAGGGATTGTTTGTGTTGAATACTGCCCTGTAGGATTGTATTGTTCATACATTTGTTGGCTAGTTGATGGATCAACACCCGCCATCTGAGCATAATCAGATGGTGACATTTGTGATGTTTCCATAGCATAAACTACTGCTGTAGGAGGAGCATTTGAAGTGGTCACCTGTGGGGCATCAGGATCATTGTTGCTATTAATATTAGCTACTTGATTCTGTAAAGTCCTGTTAAATAAATCTATTTGTGATTGATTTAATGCCATGTTAATAAATACTCTGTTGATTTTGTGCTATGTTCATAATGCCAACTAGATTCTGTGCCCAGTCTTGCCAATTGTCATATCCTCTAGGATCAGGTACACCATTTTGTACAAAGTATCCTATTCCCTGCATACCACTTGCCCAATCTCTCCATCTGTCTTCAGGTAAAGTCCCTAATTGATTAGATGCAAACTGTTGAGCCATAGAGGCACACCATAAGTCCCATGTCATCCCTCTAGGGTCATAGGTAATCAAAATCGATTTCCCTTAGACATATTTTCGTGGGCAAGTATAACTTGCAAATTCCAAGGAGCGTGCAAGCCAGAAACAATTTTGCCCTGCATGGGCACGATGTGGTCAACATGATAGTTAAAGCCAACCAAGCGCAATGCAGAACAATATTTGTAAACGCTTTCAATTTCAAGCCAATGCCCAGCATTTAACCAGTTAGGCGTTCTTTGCAATTTTGAAGCGTGTCGTTTTGCATTTGAAAAATAAATTAACGAAGGATTTTTAACACGAGCACGCTTTGTGTACTCATATCCTTTTCCAGATGACTTTCGCCATTTAGAAGATGTTTCAATGCACTTTTTTTTGTTGTTTTCATAATAATTTTTTGTTATTTTTTTTCGCTGTTCATCTGGACGAACTCGTTCGTTGTCACATGCTACACATTGACCGCCAACTGCGTAGCGCTCGGACAAGTGTCCACGTTTACACAGAATTCCAGTGAAATACCGAGGCATTCCAAGTTGGCGAGCTTCTTTTCCTGTTTTTGTAGTCATCATGGATTACCCGTTCCACGTACATCACCAGTCTCAACATTGAGAATAACTCTACCCATGAAATAATTTCCATTTTGAGTGTTACTTGTGAATCTTATTCTCATCTCTCTACGCTGTTCTTTTAAGTCTATCTTGAGGGTAGTAGGAGTAAATGGATAAGGCGTGGATACTTGATCTGTATCATCAGCATAACCCTTACCAGTAACAGTCATTGTCATATTGCCAGTTTGGACAAAGTCAGGCTCAACTCTCTCTAATCTTGTCCACAAGTTATCACCACCCTGAGATGTTCCAACTAACCCATTATCAGAACCTAAAGTATTTGTCTCAAAATAAGAATTGATTGCATTTACATTATTCAAATAAACTTGATCTGTTCCTTGCTCATGCGACCAAAGGGTGTAATTACTTGTTGAGTTAGCAACATTACTTGCCCATATAGGCTTTCTGAACACCTCAGAGAATGTTCCTGCTGATCGATTAGCCCCATCAGCTAGACCTGCGTCATACCATGTTTTTTCACGAATATTGTAGATAATTGCATCATTACATTCAGTAGCTGTACCCCTTGGGTAGAACCACCATATCTCACCCCATCTAGGTACTTTACTTACCCATACCTTTTGACGTTGGCTGATGTTCAATCCATCAAAGAACCAGTTTTGATTTTGTGCATTTGGAACTTCTTGTACAACACCGTTATACATCAAGAATCTATCTGTACCAGCCCAGTAAAAAATACCATCATACTCAATCACGCATGAACTACTCAATATAGATGTCTGTTGAGTGACAATGTCATATCTCCAGTACAAGGTGGATGTTCCCACAGACTGTGGAGCATAAGATACTCTCACTAAAGAATCTAGTGTCCAAAATAAGCCCGATGGAGAGGTTGTACCGCCCCTTAGAGGCAATCCCTTGACAACCTTAGTAGAAGATACATTGTTTGCATTAGAGTCCGCAGATGTCCAATTATTAAAGTTACCAGCAGAACAATTCTGAATCAGTCCATTATTACCATACACAAAAAGGTATGGGTACAACATCACAACACCACCAGACACACTAATGTTGTTATCAAATGTCAATGTCACAGTTCCAGAGGCTGTAGCATTGGCACTTATAGTAGCCGTCCACACTCCTCCCGATGTTGTAGCTGATACAACATATGCGTTAGCTGGTATACCCGTACCAGATACTAAAACACCTGGTCCTATGGCTACTATGGTTGTTGCAAAAGTTATACTTGCAGACCCACTGGTGGTTGTTCCAGAGGCTGTAAACACCCCAACTGCACTCAGAGTAGAGCCAGTAAATGTACCAATTAAAGGTCTTGTATTGGTTGTACTATCTATGTACTGTAGATTTTGTCCTGGGTGAGCTATTAAATTGTTATTACCAGTACCACCTGGATCATACCCTGAATCAAATTGCCATAAAGTATTTGCATTCGGTGAGTAATAAGATATAGAACTAATCGTACCTATAAACCCAGATCCAGTACCCCCAATAGATGCAGCAGATATTGTGAATGTATCTGAATACTCATACCCAGAACCTACATTCGTAATTGTTAAAGTTGTGATTTGGTTACTACTGATATATACCGTAAATGTTGCGCCTGTTCCAAGTCCACTTGCAGGAGTAATGCTAACTCCAGTATATGTACCATTGGTATATGCTCCACCTTGATTAGTGATTGTTACACTACCTAAAGGTCCAAGAGGCAAAATAGATGTAGGTCCAGTACCTATGGCTTGATCATTCGCAATGATCCATTGTTGTAGCCCATTGGCAAAACCTGAAATAACCCAACTCTGACCATTTTGAGATTGGATGATCATACCTCTACTGATATCCATCGCATTCAAAAATGATCCGTAATAGCCTCCAATTTTTCTAGGTCTGCCATATTGAAACCTAACCCACTGACCATCTACATAAGATGGAGAGGCAAAGATAGTCCCATCCCGTTGGATACCAGCGGCTGTTTGAAGGACTACAACTTTTTGAGTCATTAGAATGACCCACCATTAATTCCAACAGGAACTTTCATTCCTGAAGTAGATATAGTAAATCCTTGTACGCCAGATACCGCTGCACCTAGTTGCCCAGTAGCACCTAGATAAAGTCCAGTAGATGTATCTGATTGGAAAGTAAGAGATGGAGCAGTAACAGAACCACTACCTAATGTTAAAAGCTGAATAAAACTGTTTGAAGCTGAATTGGCATTGTATACATTAGTACCATCAGATATAGCCAAAATAGCTGTGGTCGCAGGAACAATAACAGTTGTACCACTAGACCCATAAACTCCAAATGTCAGCGTATAAGACCCAGATGTTTTATTTTGGAATGAATATAACTGAACTGTTGGGGGGACAGTCACTAATAGATTTTGAGATAAAGTACCTGTGTACTCTTGGATGACATTCTTAGCCTGAGCTGCGGTTAGGTTGTATGTAGACCCAACTCCAGTCACATTCAACAATAATTGTGTGTAATTAAATACATTATTCTGAGCTAAACCATAAGAAAACCAATTTGATCCATCAGTTACAAATACACTTGAACTAGCTATTTGAACTTGTACAGATGTAGTAGTTGCTGAGTCAATGTAGTTTGATCCCGATGCTGCAATCGTTAAAACTCCAGTACCATCATTCTTGACAATAACAAACCATCCAGCTCCCACAGAAGATGCCAAAGGTAGAGTACCAGTCCCTGCCCCACCAGTCCACACATATAGAGATGCTCTATCAGAAGTTTGGAATTGATAACTTGCTGAAAACTGAGCTATTGGAGTAGATTCATTTAAAGTATTATTGATAGCAGTCAGACCTAGACCTGCTAGAGTTCCAGCTACCGCAGAGGATGTACCAATACCCATCGCAACACTAGCCCAAGTACCTTGAGTTGTAGAGTTGCTTGTAAGATAAATATAGTAAGTATTAGAGTTTGTTCCTGATGATGATATAGGTATATTGACAATCGTATTAGAAAGACTATCAGTAACTGTGAATGAATAGTTTCCTGATGTTCCTATGTTTCTAACAATAAATGCCTGTCCAACTGATACCTGAAGTGCAGTAGGTAAAACCAACAACAACCCACTAGCGGTCGCAGTTACTTCCATGATGTTAGCAACTACACCCCCAGCAGTCGTACCATTGATGGGCCACTGTAAAAATGTAGTCTGACTAAGAGTTATGCTCTCATAGCCAACTTGAGATGGATCAATTGTTTGACCAGTATAGGGATTAACATAGGTTGTCATTTTGTTTCCTTTTAGCTATCTACTGCCACAGCCTGTCTGTCTCCAACCCTAGAGACATCTTCAGTCTTGAGTGCTTGTATAGCTTCTTGATATTTCTGCTCAAAAATAGTTCTCTGATCATTCTTTAAGAACATCACAGCCTGTAATAAAGTGCCAAATAACATTGCATTTGGAGCATTCTGTGTCAACCAATTTGTTTGGTTTGTGCTACTTAAAGGCTGGATTCTTTCATAATAAAGCAACTCAAAGGTATAAGCCTGATCTGGTGTAGGAGCTAAATAAAAATGATCCCAATCAGTATCTGCATAATACAAAGGCTGAGCAGTCGATGTATTATTGGGCCAATAATTAGTCAGATACTCATACTTGCGTAGTAATACTGGATTCTTATTACCACTAGAATCAGTAATATTTAGTGATACTGTCTTGCGCCATCTAGCGGGCTTTTGTAAGACTGGGTTTCCTATAGATACTTGAGACTGTACAAGTTGTAACTGCCCTAAAGTCTTGATTTCTTGGGCAATCTCAAACTCAGCTAGAGTAATAAACGTAGGAATGGCATTTACAACAGCCGTGTCACTACGCTCCAAATACTGAAGTACAATGGATGTTAGACTGCTATAAGTCATCACCCATGATGGATTCACACTGGATACAGTCATAATTACCCCTTTCCCCCTATTTTAAATGGTATTGGGAAAAAAGTCACCCCAACTCATTATGCATAAACTCGTGTACCTGATTTGTCAATAATCAACTTTGACTTCTTGGGTGTGTCGCCAATATGCGTAACCATCGACACATGTGTCCAACGATCAAACTCACGGATAACTTGTTGGTAAGGCAGATCAGAAGCAATAATTGCCTTGGTCACCTCATCTGGTGTCATGCCTGGAACTCGTAGATCCGCAGCACAGCCTCTCCTATGATCAGACGTATTCTTAGACCCCACCGCATTATTAACTGCCTCAGACCTAAAAGCACTATTGACCATGATTGGCTTACCACCAAGAACCTTTTTAACTTCCTCTAGGAAAGCAGCCAAACGAGGCAGATTAGCTATGGCATCAATAGTTTCTTCTTTACCATCTATGATGCACTTCTCATGATCTGTAGGGGTATTATCCAACTCACGGTGATCTGTGTGAGTTAGTTCTTCTAATGTAAAGTTTTCACTGAGATTCATTTTGTGCCTTTCCAATATGGATACCTGTAATTAAACCTAAGAAACCGCCACAGATAGACTGAAATGCAGGTCCAACAATATCAAACACAATCTTGTCATCCACAGTTGGATCAAGAACCGCTTGGACAAACATCCAAATCATTGATGCAATCACCCCCATTAAGGAGAGAGTTGCAATCATAGTTACACATCCTTTTAGCGTCCAGTTTTTCATTGTTTACTCCTTACTTCGTTGTAGATGTCAATACAGGCGTTGAGGGAACGGATGGCTTTGTCTCCGTCTGAGGCGATGGTGATAAGAGCGTTAGCAGCCTCTGGGTCAAGTTCGGATCTTGCTTCTGTATTTCCAGAGGTAGGGGAGGTATCTGAGCTGGTTTGAATGCTGCGGGTGGCGATTGACAACCGTATAGCACCACTAGCAACATCAGACTGTAATTTAGTAATCTCGGCTTTAGCTTGATCATTTGTTTTCCTTAATTCAGTTGCATGGCTATCGGCTATTTTAACCATCTCAGCTTCTTTTTCACGCTCAATCAGGTTCAGTCTAGCCACCTCAGCCTCTTGCTCAATATA